TACCCTCTGTCTGTACGCCTTTTTTGTTAAATAGATATTTGTCGAATAAAGATAATAAACTAAAAATTGGTGGTTGCAATGCAAATGAGTATGCACTACTTACCTGTTTTATTTTACCCTCTTGATCTACATACAAACCATTATCAAAACCAGTCGAGAATGTTTGCTCTTTTGCGTCCTGAATTTTTCCAGTGTCATCATTTCGGTAAGATCCATACTTATAAAAAGTAGGTCGTTTTGGTATTCTTTCTGTTAAAGTGACTAGATCAGGAAGTTCACTACTAGCCAGTTCAGGTAGAGCTAGATTATATGTTCGTCTCACCACAGGGCTACTTTGATCGTAGATCAGATTAACTCCGGGTATCGTCTGTATAGATGATAGATCACTAATCGTGGCGACATTTGACTCGTATGAGCCATTAGGCACGAAATCAGCATTACCATCAGAATTACCATCAAAACCAAACATATCAAAGTTAGTCTCGTCAGCTCCCAATTGTTTCTTGTTGGTTGTCGCGGCACCAGCTAAACCTATTAATTGAAATAAACCATGTGAATTTTCCAATGGGGTTGGCCAACCAGTCCCACTTGCAATACCACCATCAAATCTATCTGAGAACAAACTAAGACTATATTCACTCTGACTAGAATCGACTGAAGTCGGATTATCATTCAGCAGAACTAATCCACCATAAATATCACCCTCAACATAGCGTTTTAAGATAAGCTGTGGGTTCTCGATCTCTGCATCACCACCAAGTCCACCATGTCCAAATGTATGTACCATTCAATTCCCCTTTACTTAGTTACTTCTCTGTTTACAACAAATCTACCCTTGAGAACTTTTATGGTTTCATTTGAAGGGTTGATAAATTCTAGATCATAGAAGTGTCTACCGAAAGGCATCTCAGATGTGGTCAGGGCATCCATTGCCACAAAAACACCACCTGTCGAATTACCATGTGTTGATCCTGTAGATGAGGCATTAAAGTAAATACCCCCAGTTCTACCAGCACTAATTCCACCAGTAGATGTAGATTGGAAAAATCCGATTGTCCCACCACCGATAATCGAAGCACCAGCACCAGTTGGTCCTGTTCCTAAAAGATACACAAGCATATCATCCGAACCAGCGAATTTACGAACTTGCATTTCAGCTTTCTTATAATTATTCAAATCTATGAGATTATCATCATTATCAGTAAACTGAAAATACAATCCAAATTTTTCACCTTGATCTATTTCTATGTCGTAGTTTTTTTGTGCCATAATAGTTCCTTTACTATGTATTTATAGTAAGGGCTTTCCACGAAAATGGGAAGAGAGGTTGTATAATATCACCAATTACTCTCGCATATTCACGGATCTCCCACTGTGCGTGATCATCAGACCTTTGACTATAGAATCTAGCATATGCTGCAAGTGATCCTGTCCAGTACCATTCCGTGTACATTGCTTGTGGTAAAATAAAACGTGCTTGCTCTGGAGCAACACCAGAATCAAGTAGTTTATGATATGCATCCAAAGATGCATCAAGTGAATCAGAGAACGCTCGTATTGTCGCTGAGGGTAAAGCTATGAAATCGTCACTACCCTGCTTTGCACCGTTCGTTGGTTGCCCTCTCCAGTGAGGTAAATAAAATTCAGGCTCATGCGAAACATATCTTCTGCTAATTTCATTTTCAACAAATCCCTGCTTGTGCTTAAAGAACTGAGTTCTAATTGACACGGGAGCTTTTATTCTCAACGTAATCTGTGGATGTGCAAAGGGTGTCCAGTGCTTATGTTTTGCTAAGTATCGTATGAGTTTTTTATCAGATTCAGACAAAGTTTTGAACTCATTACGAAGTTTATCTGCCTGCCAATTTGATCCCTGAATCCTTTTCATAGCCTCTTCATCATATGCCCACTCACTTTCTTTATTGAAAGAAACACGAGCAGCATTTACCACAGTGAGATCATTACCCATGTGATCAACCAATTCAACATGCCCTGCATTTAAAATCTTAGTCACGTTCATCATCTCCATAAAAAATATCAAAATCTTCTAATTCAGTATAACTTTTAGCATAATCAACCGCTCTTCTCCATAAATCAGAATCGTTCTCTTTTACGTAATCTGAAAAATGATTTGCAAATTGAATTGTTGCCTCCAGAAAAACATCATCGGGAATATCTTCTTCCATCATATCTTTCTCCATTTCATTAATTTTAGTTTAGCTTCTAGCCCCGTGTAAATATTCTGATCAATTATACTTTTAATCTCTCTATGTGATCTCGTGTATATCATATCATTAATATCTTTTTGCTTTACATTTTCTGGCCAGATACAAACGGAACATTTTTTCTCTATGAGACGTTCCATGTAGTTTATAATTTGTTTGTTTCTTGGTTCATTATCAAGAGCGTATATAACGTCACTACAATCAAACCGAGGATGTATTTTTTCAATCGCACCAGCACCAACCATCGCTATGGTATTTGGTATAAACAAACTATCCAGTGATCCTTCAACAACATAAACTCGTTTATTAGGGTTAGCTCTCCACATACCATACCATAATCGATCAATACTTTTATCAGCTTTCACTGTTATATAACGGGCAGTATGTCGAGCATTTTGTTCTGATTTTAAATTTAGAAGGCGACCCTGTGCAGCAACAAGATCACCTGTCTTATTAAAGAAAGGTATAATCAAACGCTCTTCCGCACCAAGGGCCATTGCTTCCGGATCCAATTTAGTCTGGAAAGATCCAAAGTCATCAGTATAATACAAAATATCATAATACTTTTCTGGTATCTTTCTCAACTTGACAAATTGTAAAGCTGGATGATCCTTACTTAGATCTTTAATTTTAGATAGGTTTTGTAATAGTTTTGGTATTGGTTTAAATTTTGGCTTTGAGTGTATTCCTAACATGTCTTCCTTTTCTGGTTCGATGAAATTAGATCTGTTGTTCTCACCAGACTTCCATCTTTCCATGGAATAATCTTTCATCAATAACGGCGAGACCATCTCTAAAAATCTATATAGGGAGTGTCCAGCACCACAATTGTGACATTTATAGAAAAAATCGTTACCTTTTTGAAAAAAGTAACCTCGTGCTTTTGTTTTATTTTTTTTCGAGTCCCCGCAAATGGGACATCGACAGTTAGCTAAATCATTCTTCTTCCAACTAAATTTATCTAGTTGAGGTGATACCAAATTGATAAATTTTTTATCAATGTAAGTAGTCATTAAATGCTCCAACTTTCAAATGAATTTTTTGATTCAAACTTAGAATCAAAGTTCTTACCATTAAATCCGGTACCAGAATCCTGACTTGCACTTTGATTTGATTGTGTCAGATCACCAGATCCATGATCCACATCATACAGTTTCATTTTTCCTCTGTTAATACCAAGTAAGAATTTCTTATTACTAGCCACATCATTGTAGCGATTCTTCAATTGTTTAACCATGATTTGGTTTAGCTCTTCCAACTCTTCGGTAGATATCAAAGCAATCATAAAATCTGCGGTAGCCGGAAGTCCAAATGATTCTGATGTATCCTCAAGACCAACATCACTATTGTTAAATCCATTACGATTCACTTGTGTTGCAGAAAAAACAGGTACAGATCTTTCAACTGCCATACCACGAAGTTCCTCTGCGATCGCTTTAATATAACTATAAGAATTCACATTACTACCATTTTTCAAACGTGCTGAAGCACATATGTTCAAGTAATCAATAAAAATGATATCTGGTTTAAATTGCTTCTTCATCCACAACTCATCCAGTAAAGCACGAAAATGATTGACGTTCGCAGTCGCAGTAGGGTACTCCTTAACAATTAATTTACCCTTAATCTTCGATTTTAGATTATTCAATTTCTTATTATATATTGTTTTGGGTAGATCCTGAACATTATCAATAGTCATATCTAGTAAATTGGCATCTATTCTCTCTGCAATTCTTTCTTCTGCCATTTCACATGTAATATACAGAACATTATTGTTCTGCGATAAACAATTGGCTGCATGGTGACACAAAAACAATGACTTACCAACACCCGTACCAGCCATGATTATGTTTAGAGTTTTCTGTGGTGTCCCACCGGCAGTTATCGTATTGAAATACTCAAGATCAAAGGGAACTTTTTTCTCTACTTTATGATAAAAATCATATCTGTCATCAGAATCTTCCAGATAATCATGTCCAACGTGAGTATCAAAAGAAACTGCCAACGCATCAGATAGAATTTCTGGTATTGCGTTTGAATTTTGTGTTTTAGATTCACCATCAATGATGTGAATTGATTCCATGATGGCATTATAGACTGCTTTATCCTTACAAAAATTTTCTGTCTGTTCAGTCAACCAAGAAAAATCAACTTCATCATCGGACAGACTGTCTAGCATAGAAGCAATTTGTTTAAAATCATCTTCGGTTACAGTTTTAAGTTTATCGACTTCAATCAGAACAACTTCTGGTGTAGGGGATGCATTGTAGGTAAGTATAAAATTTTGAACTATAGTAAAGGCTGTCTTTTCGTTTCTATCATGGAAATACTCCGCCTTTAAAAACGGAGTTACTTTCCTAGAATATTCTTCATTGTATAAAAGGTTCTGTAAAATGATTTGTTCAAGATTTTTTGTCATCACCCTCCTTTAAGAGTTCCCCATCTTCACCGGCAATAGATAGCTGTTCATCTAATACTTGAAAAAGAATATTATTTAATACTTTATTGAGTTCTTCACTTTCATTGATGAAACCCGAAGCGTCACTTTCATTGAACTCTTGTTCATTTATGATATCATAATCATAATTAAAATGCAACTCTTCATCTTTTTCTTCAAAGTATACACCATCAAATCTAAATTGTAGACCTGTGTATTCGCCCTCAGTAATTTCAATCGGGACATTACCATCAGTATTCTCATCCATATATCGGTAACTAACATTATCATTCACTTTTCTCTTCCTCCACCCCTCCAGTATCATGTGACGAATCACTTGTTCCATATGTAAATTCTTTCTGTGCGACTCTATCCAATTCTTGCATAAAATCTTCACAAAAGTATTTTTCCGGGTTCTTGTAGATTTGCTTTTCATATACTTTAGTACCATCTTTCAATTGGATTCTGTTTGAAACTTTACTTACCAGTTCATACTTGAGGGCAAGATCAATTAGACCATAGTATGGGTTCAGTCCTTCATCATAATTCAGAAGAACATCAACCATAGAATTCTCTTTGGTAAATCGGCTCTTGTATAGCTTACAGTGAATGATGTTTCCGATCACATCTGTACCATCCTTGACCTTCTTCTTGGAGAGGTACACGATGGTAGATGCTGCATACTTAAGTCCAGAACCACCACCCATCTCCTTCTGAGGGAACATAGAACCGATCACGTCATAGGTGTGGTTAGTGAGGATGAGTGGGATACCGGCTTTACCTAGCTTAAGAGTCAGGACTCGGAAAGTTGACTTGACCATCTGTGCTCGTGTCATATCACGAGTACCCTTACCATCGGCAGTGTCAGTAATTTCTTTATCGGTGCTCAACATACCAAGTGAGTCCAAGCAGATTAACATAGGTTTTCTTTCTGACTTGGGTAGTTCAAGATATTTGTCAACAATTGTAATAGCTTGATGACGAAACTCTTCGATTGTTGCAACGGGGAACACAGCGACACGACTAGAATCAACTCCACGATCAGTGAACATATCTGATGTTACGGCTTGCTCAGTATCAAAATACAAAACCACCCCGTCAGGATTGTCAGACAGAAACTTATGTACGATGCCAAGCGTAAAATAAGTTTTTCCCGTTGCAGATTCTCCTGCGATTGCGATAATCTTATTATTAGGAATTCCACCCCAAAGAGAACCAGAAAGCAAAGCGTTAAAAGCATAAGATCCAGTGTCAACGAATCCATCTACGTCCGCACCATCCAATCCATTTTGCACAATATTTGCATATTTGTTTCCACTCTCTTTCACAAAGTCATTTAAAAAATCGTTCATTAACATATCTCCTACTTCTGTTGTTTAATAATGGATAGAATTCTACCAATGTTATCGCGATCACTTGCTAAACTACCAATTTCATCTAGGGAAGTTTCCTCATCTGCATATGATTCTCTTACACTATTACTTATCTCAGTATGAATTGTAGATAAGTAATTTTCCAAAAATATTAAGTCTTTATATTCAATAGTAATGTTCATGTGAAAAGTCCCTCTAGTGTTGCTTCTTCTTTAGACTTCCACCCAATTGCAGTAAGAATTGTTTGCAATGGATCCAAAAAACTCGTGGTGAATTGCTTATCATAATCAATAAATCTATGTAAGTCAAGTTCTTTAGGAATTTTAGTGGGGAAAGAAATTACCTTATCTCCCCTACCACCACCGATAGGATTTGGTTCCTTTAGGTAAATAAATTTAATTTTATCTCCCTCTTGTATTTTTTCATATTTATGAGAAAGATTAGCTTTCTCAACAAAGAAATTATAAATCAAAGATCCCTTGACTGCAATTGGAGTTCCCTTGGAATATATATTTGATGGAGAAGAATATTTTTCTAGATTTGAAACACTACGAGGAAATGCAATTTCTTCTGGATCAAACTTAAAGAAATTTGTTTCAAATTCAGATACAAATTTCTGAATAACAGTTTCATCCGTAGTAAGAATTAGGCGAATAACTTCTTTGAGTTTTTCGCGAACGACTGCGGGAGTTGAACTTCTAGTAGTTTCAATTCCCATGATCTTAAGTTTAGGTTCATCGTATCGAATCCCCTCAGAATCCCAAACATTTAACGCATATCGTTTCTTGGCGGTCCAAACACCTCTCTCAGCAATAACTTCTCTACCCATTTGCATTTTGTTTTCATAAGCGTTCATCATCTTAGCGAGTTCATCGTACTTTTTGTCGATAAGAGGTTGGATAATTTTATCTGAACTTTTATCCAAGAAATCAACAATCTTATTTACATCAGTGCAATCAGGGAGAAATCGTTCAACCAATTTGTTAAGTCGAACATAAATCGAGTCTGTGTCAGATGCAACAACATAGTCGTAGTTTTCAGTCCCAATTGTTTTGTTTAGGAAAAGATTCAATTTATCAGCAACCCAACGAATACTCAATTGACCTGAAGTGGTGATTGCTTCCGCAACATCAGTCGAATAATACCTAAAATATTGATTACCAATTGCACCATAAGCAGAGTTAAGTTGAATCTTACGAACCATCTGGAAGTTATTGTACTTGGTAATTTTATTTTCTAGATTCGGCTCACCCGCTTGTTGACGTTTCTGACAATCGATCATTTTCTTCTTGTATGTTTTTCTTTCAGCATACATCTTAGACATCAACTCTGGAAGGAACCCACGAATCTCGCGAGTGTAGCATGTACCATTTGCTGCCACTGAATAATTTTTATCAGTATGATTCTTCAACGCTCTTTTAAAATGATCGGATTGTTCACCAAGAGCAGCGTTTGGTGTGATAATAAAATCTTGTGGTTGATTGATTTTTGTCTCTGGACTAATATTGTACTGCATAATAAGATGTGGGTATAGACTGTTCAAGTCAAAAGACACAACCCAATCATGCATTCCTGTGATTGGATCCTTTACATATGCGCCAACATATTGCTCATCTTTTTTCCCGCCCTTCTTGGGAGGTATTACAATATTTTCTTTTCTAAGGTGATGGTAGATAATTTGATCCCATGTCCTAACTTGAGAAAAAACATCCTCATAGTTCACCTTGGCAGAATAAGCTAAGGCAAGGGCAAGCTCAAGTAATTTCATCTTATCTTCTAGCATCTCAATCAACTCAACATCACGAACATTATACTCCATAAACTTCTGGAAATCATTGCGATAAAAATCTCTGATTGTTTCGTATTCACCATAACCTAGTTTGCGTTCACCAAGTTCAACAAACGTAATGTGATCTAGTTTATATGATTCTTGATTTTTATATGTGAAAGTTCGATACAAGTCCAAGTAATCTAGAATAGAAACACCAAGAATCTGGAAAGTCAAATGCTTCTTACTGGATCGTTCAATTTCTTTCTCTCTGATTTTTTTCCATGGAGAAAGTTGCGCTGTCTCAACTGGAGTGAGTAGTTTGTTCATTCTTTGAACAAGATATGGAATATCAAAAAACTTAATGTTCCAACCAGTTACAATGTCTGGGTGTTCCATTTTCCAGATGTCTAGAAAATCGGCGAGAAGATCCTCTTCATGTTCATAGTTTCTACAATCAACATTGTCAATGTGAAACTCACCAAGTCCAAGCACATACTTCTTTCCATTAACAGAAAGAGTGATACCAATAACTTCCTCTTGTGGATCGTCAACTTGGGGAAACCCATGCTCACATTGCGTTTCGATATCGATATGAGCGATGACAATTTTTTCCATGTCATAGTCAACTTCACCTGAAAATTCATCACCAATGTACTGGTAAACGTAATCAGTATTACCATATATGTTGAAGTTAGGAATACCTTTGTATTTGTTAACAAACTCCCGACATTCTGAAATGTTACCGGGATTGATCGACTCTACAAATTTACCTTCCAATGTCTTAAATTCGGTTTCTTTGTTTGATGGAACAAATAAAGTTGGTTGATATTTAACAACTCGCTTTACTGCTATTCCATTTTCAATCGCTCGATAGAGAATACCATCCCCAACGAGTGACACATTAGTATAGAAATTTGTCATATTTAAACCGGGTGGTACATTACCGTATTGGATGGAAGATCTTTAGTTTCGTCATCGAAGATTGTAGATGTAGGTCCCGGTGGTAGCTTGATAACTTTGTGACTTGGTGCTTCATTTGGTGCAAGATCTTGCTCTGATTCTGGATTATCTTTATCTTGAATGTAAGCACCAAGGAGAACCATATAATTAACAACATCAATCATAGTGTCATAAAAACTCTCATCCTCAACGTGCATCTTACCAGACTCAAGAAAAGAACTCATCCGACTAATCTTATCAATCACCCGAACAAGAAAACCAGTCTCCGTTTGACAGACACCCATAGATTCACATCGTGTAAAATTGGCAAAAGGTTCTTTTCCTTCATTACCAGCATAGTCACGATTTTTAAGACTCATGAGATTTCTGGCATCTTCACATACTGATACATGAAATTTAATTAATTCATCACGATTCATCAGTTTACTCCTGTGCTTCCGAACCCACCGACTCGACTCGTCTTCTGTGTGGGCATTTCTGGGATTTGTTTAATTTCATATTCCAAGTTCTCGATCATTTCTGCTTGTGCAATTCTTTCACCGTGATTAATTCTAACCGTCTGGTTACTCGAATTGTACAACATCATGTAACACTCATGATAATAATCAGAGTCAATTATACCTTCACCATTCACCATCATCAATCCCTTTTTCAGAGAAAGACTTGACCTACTATGAAGTCGTACAGAGAAACCTTCTGGAATATCAAAAATCAACCCAGTAGGAATTAGGACACGATTCTGCATAGGGATACTAATATAAAAATGTGTATTATCTCCCTGAACAGTAGTAGTATCTGTGGTAAGGTCATAGAGACGCTCCTTATTCACAGAGTCATATCCATGAACGATCGTACCCGGCTCAAAGTGAGCATACAAATCGAAACAGGCAGCTTGTTCGGTTCCCCAGATTGGTCGTTTCACAGTCTCATGTAGTGGGTAGAAACCCAAAAAATCAGTCATCATATTTTCACCAAAGCTCCAGTCATTATCAGACATAATATATTCCTTTCACACTAATATAATAACACCAATACAAAAAATGTCAAGCTATTTTGCTGCTAAACCATCATCCTCTGGGGTTGGATCATAAACAATAGTTTTGATGGTTTCTGCGTTTGCCAATAGACCAGTTGCAGTAGCAACCAAAGCATCAATCAACTGAGTGTCTAGATCAGTTTTAGGTGCGATTTCCTTAAAGTTGTATGCGATGGCTTCAAGCCTCGATTGCATCTTATTGACATCGGCAATAAGAGCGGCGTAGTGTTGAATGTTAATCATTGTAATTTCCTTATGTTAGAATGTTAGTGTCACTGTAATAGTTATGTCGTCAGTATCATCAAGATTATTTGCTTGCCAAAAAGTTTGAGCAGTTGTACTAATGGTGTTCGTCAAATCAAATCTAGGTCTATTGTTCTGACCACCAATTGCAATTGAGTTTGCTGTGTATACATTACCTCCCACAGTAATTGTGGCAGAGGTAATATTATTTCCAATATCAGCCTTGGTTTCAAATCCTGAAACACTGTCATCATTATTAGTCTTGAATCGAATGGTATCAGTACCCGATAACTCGAATTGGTTACTGGTATCAAATGGGGAAAATTGATCGGCTAGACTACCACTTTCGGTTCCAGTGCTGTCCTGATTTCTTTTCGTGGTCGAGGGTGTACCACGAGAGACAGTTCTATCAGTTTGGACCTCATAGATGTACTGTGACACCGTTGACTGCGTAGGAAAGAATAACCATTTAGGAGTCATGATGTTGTAGTATACTCCACACTAAAAATAACATCAGTAGCAGATGAATTACTCGAAGTAACAATACTCATAGTTGCTCCTGCTGAAACAGAAGTATTACCCAAGGAACTCTGAACTCCGCTCGTAGTGCTCACACTAGCAGCTTTAACTGTGGCGGCTGCATTTTTCAAAGTCGCTGTCACTGTACCAGAACCAGATTTAATGAAATAGCCAGTAATTGTTCTTGCTGTCGCTGGTGATGGATCGATGACATATGTTTTATCCGAAGCAGTTTCAATTTGACCTGTGTATGAATCAGTTCTAGTGGCAGTCACCAACCCAGTTCCATCAGCAAAAGTAATCCCTCTGTTACCTAGTGTTACACCAAGAGCTTGGATAGTTCCGGTTGTAAGTGTTGCAACATCGGGGCGGAAGAATAATCCTTCAGAAGTACTACCGCTGTCAGTCTTCAATCCAAGCGAGACTGATCCTGATGCGGAACCCGCAGCAAAAGGAATTCTATATTGTGTGCTATCATCCACAGCAGTAACTTGTACATTAGTCGCAGTAGTCGCTGATGTTGCGGTGCTTGCCGAAAGAGCGGCAGTCGCTGTACCCACCATGACACCACTAGAAATCAGAACCGATCCAACTGTAGACGCACCACACGATATACCACTAGACTCTACTAACCCTGCAAACGTGGCCCCTGCTGCTGCTGATATACCAGTAAGGATTTTGAAGTCCCCAGCATTCACTTCTAGTTTTCTTTGGTCAACATCAAAGCTAATTTGCTGCGACGAATCATCAACTACAAGTTTTGTGCTGGAACCACCATCTTCGGGATCACCCAATGATACTTTATTATTACTCTCGACTTTAATTAAAGGCTCATCACCACCAACTTGAATGCCATTAGCATTTGCCATCACAGCATTTCCAGTGAGTTGTAGAATACTGAATGTTGCTCCCTTGTCACCAGATATACCACCAATGAAGTGGGTTCTACCAGTTACGTCCAATGCACCTATAATATTAACGTCACCACTGTGGTTGACGATACCACCAAAGGTTGCTCCACCATCAGAGGAGATACCTGCTAGATGAATGTGTGGTAATATATTCCGTGCAAGAACACTACCAGTCAAACCATCAAACGAACCAACCCCAGTAACTGAACCAGTTAACCCATTGAATGAACACACAACATCAACCACATCACCTGTGTTCCCACATACAGAAGAAACACCAATTACATCACCGGTAGCTCCATTG